TGGCGGGTGAGCGTGTGCCACACATCCTGACAAGAAAATACCAAATAGTGCTGTTGTAATAAGCTTTTTCATTTTTACTCCTATCGCTTAATTATACTTTTTAGACGTATAATTAGTATCCATTATTCATCTTCTTCATAAAAATCTGCCGCGTTACCCTCACGTTTATCAAACTTATAAATAACTTCCTCATCCATAATCTCATAAACTCTTGCGCGGAAAGTTTCATCAGTCATGCGTTCTGTCCACTTTGTTGCTTGGAACTTTGCACCCAACGGATTTCCAGTGGAATCCATAAGAGTATACCAAGCACCTGTACGAACCAGACTAGAAGAGCCTGCGATAGCATCAAACAAGCTCTCGTCGTCTTGGATGCCAATTTGATCACCCCAGAGAATGCGAAAGTTGCATTGTCGTCCTTGGGTTCCAAATCGTGACTTTTCAAGCTTGACCTTAACTTCTGATCCAATGCGAAAACCTTTGTCGTCTGTGACAAAAGATGCCTTGGCTTTTCGTCCAGTCAACCAGATGCGAAGCGAATAGGCATAAATCATAGCCTTGCCGCCTGGTGTAACAAAGGGTGTTGTCAAAGCCTCAGAGGGTGAGCGAGTGATGTTTGACTTCAACTGGTTTAATACCAAAAAGGTTGATTGAGAGTTTGCGATAGGCACAGTCAACTTGGACATGCCCTTGGCAAGAATACGAGCCTTGACAGCCATAGAAGACTGTGGATTGAAATCTCCTTCAATATCAGAGATGGCTGGCGTCAAAGCCAACGAGTCCCAAATAAACAACATGCGATTATCGTTGTTGGCAAGGAGGTCTTCAATAGTTTCCAAAACAAACTCGACCGAGGTTGCCTGGACATAAAGAAGTTGACTTAAATTACAGCCCGCTCGTTCCAAAAACGATGGATCAATCGCGGATTCTGAATCAAAATAAATAACATCAATGCCCATCTTTTGAGCATTTGCAGCAATCTGTGCCGCCATATAAGATTTACCTGTCGCTTCAAGACCTGCAATTTCCACTACCTTGCCAACAGGAATACCAGAAAGTTGACCACGGCAAACAATAGAGTCCAGCCAGCGTGAACCAGTCGGGATCCAATCTTTGACCTCAGTGGGGTTTTGCTCGGTCAAGTCGTGTGCGACATTAAGACCAGCCCTCTTATTAATGAGGGCACGCATATCAGACAAGTTTAACTTGCCAGCTTTTGTAGTTTTAGCTTTCGCCATTCTCATTTAATCTCCAATATAAAGGTGTGAGGCACCTGATAACCCTGTGCCTCCCTGTGGGCGCGGGTATTACGCTCCCATGAGTTCGTTGAAGGCTGCATCAACAGAGGATACTGTGTCAGTGGAGGGAGGAGGGGTTGTGGTTTCAGTGCCCTCGTTGGTGCCTTCTTCGCCAAGCAGGTAAGCATCTAACAGTGCTCCAACTTCTGCTGGCGTTTTACGCTCAAAGAGCGTATCGAATTCTGGAATGCTTTCAAGCAATTCCGCGCAGCGGTCATCACCGCCAACTGCCTCATCGCAGAGAACAGAAGAGCGACGACGAGGAGTGAGCTTTGTTTGTGGAAAGCTTGCTCCAGGGGGTTTACCATAGTGGAGTACGAGATCAGTTCCCGTGTCCGTGTCGGTAATGTCTCCGTACTCTGGGTTAAGAACAAGGTTGAGCAACTGCTCGTAAACCTGTTTGCCATATCCCCAGATACGAACACCTTTATCTTCCTCGCCTCTTACGAGCACGGGGGAGAAGAATCGTTGACGTGCCATAAGTGACTTCGCCATTTTAATACTTTCTTCGGTGCCCTCATTAAAGAGCTTGCGAACAAAGTCGTTAAGCGGGTCTTCTTCACCGAAGTTCTTCTTCGGGCTAAGAAACCCAGGATTGTTTCCTACATTGTAGTGAAACCAGAAATCCTTGAAGGGGTCGCCATCGGCAGTAGGGACAATACGAATAGTCTGCTCGCCGTCTTGTGGACGCCAGAATGTATCGCGGTTGCCTCCTCCGCCTCTACCTTCGAGCGCTGCCTTGCGCTCTCTCATTTTATCTAGATTAATTGCCATTTTTATCTCCTTGTTGGTTTGTGACTGGTTGGTCTAGAGTCAAAGCGATAACTCTCTCGCTTTGCTGTTATAGATTGTAACATAGTTTTATTACTCTGTCAAAGTAATTTCAAAAAAATCTGGGTCGAGTGGAATCGTGACGGTAAAGCCAGATGCTAATTCACACTGGCAACCCTCGACATCAAGTGCGATGAAATCGCCCATAAAAAGAGCACAAGTGATTTCACATCGTCCAACTTGTTTGCCAAGGTCAATACCGTTTTTGTGAACCTGAATTGCAGCAAAAGTGCTGACCATCGAAAGAACTAACAAAGTAGCCATTCTTTTCCAACGGTTTTTAAGAAAGGTTAGTGCGGTTTTCATATAAGTCCTAATTGTTGGTCTTCTCGGTGTTTGCAACCAAGTAGCCGTAGTTTTGCTCATAAGAGGTAGAGTAAACCTGAAATCCAGCACGAACGTCTTTGCCAATGTTTTTATTAATATTGTCAGTTAGTGTTCGCAAAAGCTTTCCGTCTGTTTCTAAGACTTTTGAGTTGATAGCATAATAATAACACTTCTCTCGGATGTTGTCAAGGGAAAAAAACAATTTTTCTTTGCCCTC